CCATCTTATCTTTAAGCTCAGGACCGTACTTTGCATACCTGTGAAACCAATGCGACCAAAACTCCATCTCGCCGAACTGCATAATCTTTGACTGTAGACTCTGAGCCATGTCATTCAACTGCTGGTCAATCGAAGCCTCAGTTGCGGTGTTTGAGGTCTTATTCTTAGAAGGCTGCAACACCACACCTGTACCAATAGGGGCGTTGGCCTCCTGTTGGAGCATTGAAATAAAATTAGTCAATTCAGGTGTTAAAGGCTCTTGAGTATTAATTGGCCCGATTGAGGTGTCGCCCGTCTGGCCGTCTGCCAGTTTAATGTGCTGATTAACCTGTCTTGAGAACAGGGCTGTTTGGTCCTCAACATTGTCGTTGTACCAATATAAAGGGTTAGCCTTATCTTTGGCTGCCATAAACGCGAGGTTTAAAAGTACCGATTTGGCGCGGTGCTTATCCTCCAATAAATCAGCAATCCCGAAATTGATTGACGCGTGCGGTTCTCTAAATGATTCCTTTAAGACTATCGGCCACTTCGAGCCTTTAGCTTTCTGGTCACCGTAATCAAGGTCTTCAAACTCCAGCTTTTCGTGAAAAAGAACCTTAGTAAACGAGCGGTCTACCCAATAGCAGCACTTATCCCCATCGTTATCGTATCCGTAGAACTCAAGTATCTGGTAGATATCCCCACCCATCGATTCTGGTGACTGCTCGACTGCCTTTTTAGCCGCATCTCTTTCTTGTTTGTAGTTCCACAAATACTCATCAACACCGCCCATAATCTCCTCTGGCTTAGTAATGCCGTCAATCGTACCGTTTTTAATCAGCCTTTGAATCTCATGTCTTGATTTAGTTATCCACTTCCAGTAATATCGCCAGTCTTGAACTTCCTCAAAATACGGGTCATACCCAAAGACCAGCGGATTGATGACGTGCGGCTCCATAATCTTTCGGCGCTTGTTGAATCTGTTGGTTTCCATATACCCGCGATTGAAAAACAAGGCATCCCAGCACCAGTCATAGTCCAATTTAGACTTGTTCATTTCCATATAGTCGCTTTGAGCTAGTATGTTGTATGAGTTTATCTGTGTCTGCTCAATGCCCTGCGATGGAATGAACTTAATCTGTAACTTATCATCATACAAACTTGATAGCACGCGATTAAAAAGCGTCAACAAAAGAGTAGACGCTATATTCTGATCGCCTCGCTGTAAGTTATTCAATAGAACTAGTTGCGCAACCTTCCGCTTCTTCCAGGGCTGGAGAAACTGGAAGCTCTCCTCGTAGCGGTTTTGGATGTTCTGCAGTTCTATTGGCCTTGTGTCTTCTTTATTATCCATAAGTTATTCTGCCCCCAACCGAATTCAGGGTTAGAGGCTCATACGCAATCTCGTGGGAGATTGAGAGCAGAATCACCTATGTTTAAATTATTGCAAATAGCTTATTAAAAAGTCAATCACTTTGGCTTAGTAATGTCCTGCAATGTTTTAGGGCGCTCAATAACTGCAACACCCAATCGCGGCTCGCAGACCAAAACAATCTTATACCGCTTCCGTCCAACCACTACCGAGGGCGGTATGTCTTCGCGCGGGACTAATCCATCTTTCCACAGCTCTGTTCTCATCTGTTGCAGGTGACTATTAAACAGCTCTTGCCTTGTCGGAGTCGGGATTTTCTTTTGCTTTATCTTCTGCAATATAAATGGACTGACTGCAAATTCAAACTTGCGGATAATCTGCTGTCTACCTGTTGCGGCATCAACCAACGGCACGTTTGAATTGACTCCAAGCTCTTGTGCAGTCCACTTCTGCTTATCCTCAATGCCTATTACATCGCCCTCATGCTTAGTTGCGTCCATTGTACCTTTCTATGGTTGGGGTGTTGGCCCAAATATCATCCGTTTTATCGTAAAACGGCCTATTAATTACTTGGTCATTAGTCATCAATTTCTCGCTTAAGGCAGCGTATCTGGACATATCAGCCGGATGCGAGGCCCAATTATGCAATGGCTCATCCTTATACATTCCCCGCTTCTCATCCCACTCTCGTCCGTAGTTTTTCATAGCCCTAATCCACAGCTTGCAGGTGTCTTGGTTGACATTCAATCTATCAAGCCACACGCTGACTGCGTTTATTCCATCTTCAATCTCATGGCTTGGAACAATCTGAAACTTCAACCCCAAAGCCTTAGCTGTTTCCCGTCTAGTCTTGCCTGTACCGACATCAGTAGCCTCTAAGTCATGCGGTCCGAAATGCTTGCCCCAGACATAGGGCTTCTTAAATACCTTAGCAATCATCTCAGGCAATCCGTCTGAACCCTCGCCCTCAATGAAATCAACCATGTTAGTCTTGTTGCTTATAGTATCCCTTTGGAACAAGCCAACTGCCATGTTCTTGCCAACACCTAAGTCCCAGACACTATGCGTCTTTAAAGCCCGCTGATAAGGATGTACGCCAATCTGGCCGTTCTGCTCCATTAAGCCGATAATCTCGCCGTAAAACGTACCCTCAGATACGGCCTCAAACGCCTCTTGCGGTGTTGTGGGATATTCGCGCTTTAAGCTGTTCCAGTTCTTGTTTAAAGAAATCCATTTAAGATAGTAATAGGTAATCTGGACTTCACTAAGTTTAAGCCTCTCAGCATAGGTCTTGAACCGATCTCCCATCTGCATATCTTTAAAGGGAATAGGCGTAATCGTATTCATTTCGTCATCATCCCAAGTCCAGTTGTAAAAATGTGCCTTGTACTGCAATGGTGAGGTTGGTATGCGCCGTTCCCACGCCTCCATAAACATCTCAAAAAACTCGCCTGACGCACCTTGTGATGTGCTTTCAATGTCTATTCTCCCAGTTGTGGGGATTGCCGGTATTGTACCCTCAATAATGTCCGCTACCTTTTTGGGGTATTTCTTTGATATTTCAGCAAGCTCTGTAATATGTAGTCTCTGATATGTTCCGGAGCGTCCGGATGTATCCACAGCAAGCGAACTGAATCCTTTTTGTCCGAAATCGAATCGAAGCGTTTTGCTTGTTTTATTATCAACTCCATATAGGTCTTTAATTTCTTGCGGCAACTTCTCCCAGGCGAATGAAATCTTTTTGCTGAATATACTCTCGCCCGCTTCCAAATTATGCGCAATCATAAGCGCATCCATATTGGGCGTAAACAATACATCATCTAAAGAGTCTATGGATTCATAGGTTGTAAAGCCTAACTGCCTAGACTTTAGAATCAGATTCCGATTCCACTTTTTCAAATGATAATCGTTTTGCACCCTGTTCAGTTTGAATTGAATCAACTGGCCCGCCTTGTTTCGTATCTTGTACAAGTGATTCAATCTCCACGTCTTGTCCGCTAACCTTTTGTCCATCTAAGTTATCTAAAACTTCGCTAATTGTTAAATTACCGCGAATTTCCGTATCTTGTTTAGGATTGCCCTCAGCCATCTTCCAAACATCAGTCTTATCTAATCCACGCATAAACTCAATCTTCTCTTCATCAGGCAATGATTCCAAATACTCTTTAGCAAATGTCTTTAATGATTTAGAACCTTTTGGTCTACCGCCAGGATTACCGCTTTTACCAGGTTGAAATAACCATGGCCTGTTTACGGTCTGTTCTTGTGATTCTTTTGTTTGACTTTTATCCTTATTCATGTTCTAAAATACTTTTAAATATTCGTTCATAAATTGTCTAGCTTCTTGTAGGTTATCAGTGTGTAATCTAGCTAGTGGTGATTTTCTCTTTTTGCGCCAATAATCTCTAAAGTAATTAGGTTTGGTGCTTAACCATCTTTTTAAATACTCTTTGCGCTCTGGCTTCTGGTTGTATTCCTTATGGTAATTGGGGCGTCTGTTAGATGGATACTTTTTAAGTTTCTTGGCTTTTATCTTGCAATCCATACAATACTTCCGTGGGCCGGATTTAACCAATTCAAACTTATTTTCACACAGTGTGCATTTTCTGTATCCACCGTAAATCATGTATCTATATTATGGATTTTATTAATGAATAACACAAGTTTCTAGTAGCGCGAAACAATCGAAGCCCATATCTTGTCTAGGTTCAATCTCTCCAAGTCCATTTCCTGCGCTTTCTGGTATAAGTCACCGTTGGCCTCTAATAACTCCTTGTTTAGCTCGCTCCAGCTATCTACAAACAATACCGGAAAGCCCTTTAACAGCTTATGAAAATATGGATGGTTGAGTATCACGGGAACTCTGCGCATATATAACGTCTCCCAAAGCCTGTGAGTGTCGAAACAATCCAACTTTCCTCTTGATTGACCCTTTGGACAGGCTACAAACTTATGATCCTGCAACTCGTCTAAGAAAACATCATATTTATCATACGGGAAAAACATACTGTTCTTGTCGAATCTCGTGGTACACCAGTCATTTGTCTTAAACTCTCCCAATGGTATTCGTTCAGGGTTGCGCTCAATTCCGCAATTAATATATAAGAGCTTAGATGCTTTAACTCTTTTATCCTCCTTAATCCGCTGTGCCATGACTGAAAGCCTGTTATCTGACGGATTGCGCTTGCGTTGGAGGCCCAAGGGGAGGGGATGAACCTTATCGTTATTGGAAGCTCCGTTAATCGCATAAATAGCCACTACGTTGTCAGGCACTTGAATCGTGTCATCTAAGGCGGTGTCTTCGTTTGAGGTGAATATGAGGAACTTATTTTTAGGGAGCATTTTAACCAACTCTAGTAAGTCGTTGTTCTGCATCAGGTAGGCGATAAACTTAGAATCGCCCTCGGCATTAGGACCGCTAAAGTCTAAGCTCCGCGTGTAAAGCCTGATATTGTCTATAAACACGGTCATTACTCTGCCCTCAAATTCCTTGCATTTGGATAAAAATTTAAGATTCGAGCAATTAGCCACTTCAAATTCGCCCTCTAATTTAGAGTCCCAAACAGCCAAATGGTCGCCGAAGTTATAATCCACCAACCGTGATAAGGCTACGCCCTCAATTACTTGCATAAGTGCTTGTACCTTTCTTTGTTGTTTACTAGATACTCCGGCCACTCGGATTCATCCACCCAGAACTCAAACGGTTTCCCGTAGTAGTCTAAAGGTCTGCCTAAGAAATCCTTTCCCTGCTCTATATTCTCTGACATATGCTCTTTTAGCCAGTCTTGATTAAGTTCGTGCGCATGGTCGTAGGATGATACCTTTTTTAATACCTGCTCCACCCCGCCCATGTTAGTAAAGTGAAACCCCGCGTTTCTTATTACATTCGGCTTAGTCTGGTCGCACCAAATCGTAAATCCAGGGTAGATGTGCTTGACCTTGCTCATAAACGTACCAGCCCAAGGCTCGCTAGTGCGCTGGTTTAAATAATAACAGTAGCTTAACTGCTCCAATAAATGAGGCTCATCGTCCACCTTATCAAGAACATTGGGATTCCAAATTTCGTCCAAGTCTGAATTAAACGCTACATCTTCGGGGTCGGCGTTTTTTATCAAATAATTCTCTATCAGCTCATAACAGGCCCAATGCCGTTCAAAAGGGACTTTCTCAATCTTCATATTAGGGGCGACAATGTGGATTATCTTGTCATTCCACTTGGCAAATCGCTCCTTATTTTCCTCGTAATATAGGGGTTTTTCTTGGCCCATAAAAGTTTCCCGCGACTCAACCAAAATAAACTTATCAACATAGGGGCCAAGTATGTTAAGGCGCAAGTCAAGCAGGTCAAGCTCATTAAATAGTGTAAACGCATCAAATACCATATAAATTAATATAAATATTCTTAATGTGTATTTTAAATTCTTCTAAATTCATTTTATGCTTTGCGTAATTACACCTTTTACAACAAGGCACAACATTATCTTTAATATACCCGACTAAACGATCCTTACGGTCAATTCCATTATGTGTATAGCTACCATTATAACTAGTACTTCTCCTACTTATTAAACTAGGCAACTCATTACAATAAAAACAATTTTTTTGGGTAAGGTTAAAAAATTCTTCATCAGTCAATGACCATTCTAAATTTCTTATTCTAGCGGCTTTTTTATATCCATATAAAACAGAATTAGCAGCAGCCTTACCAAAACCAATTGTATTTCTTTTACCAGCTTCCCGTTGTCGTTCTTTTCTTAAACACCCACAACTCTGAGTATGTCCCGTAGTTAAAACCCCAGTACCCAATATTCGTTCCTGACCGCAGTCACATCTACAAAGCCAAAATCTTTGTCTATATTTAGATTGATTGTGGAATCTAATAACTGTTAGTCTTCCAAATTTCTTTTGTTCGAGGTTTAACATACATTAAGTATGTGCCCAATGTATGAATATGTAAAGTATTAAAGCAGTCATAAATCATAGTTGGCGGGGAGTTTTCGCTAGACCCCCCAAACTAGTTGTTACGGACAGATGATTCGATCCTCCCTATATGGAATAACTTTCCCAAATTCCTTTTCGGCCTGATAACGAAGCTGAATCAGGTCGTGGGAACTGAGATAGTCGGTGCGAATGAACGAGTTGTAGGCGTCCGGCGCGCCCTTGTAGTAGTTCGTGACCACCCGACAGTCAATCTCCTGACTGTGCAGGCGGTCGCCGTTGACGGTGTACGTCCACCATCCAGGTTCGGTCTCCACCGCCTCGTCATAGTAAGCCGTACCCGGATAGACAGCGATGATGGTGAAGTCGATGTCTTGGAGAGCCTCGGCGGGCATCCGGCGCACCCAGTCCTTTGTCTCTTCGATGGTCTCCAAGGATTCGCCGGGGTGTCCCAACGACATCAAAGCCTTGACCTTCAACCCGTACTTGGCCGCCGTCTCCCAGCATCTTGTGTTCTGGTCCTGAGTGGCGTGCTTCTTGATGTTCTTGAGAATCCTCGGACTGCCGGACTCGAAGCCGACCAAGATTCCCCAGAAATTCGCATCAGCCATCGCTCTCGCAATCGGCTCGGTCAGAAGCTCGGCCTTAATGAAGCCCCGGCACTTGAACTGCACCCCCAAATCGTCTTGCAGGCGGGCAATCTTGTGCATCAGCTCAACCACGTTCTTGTTGACGTTCAGCTCGTCATCGTGGAACATATAGCCCTTGTAGCCATAGGTTTCGTAGATTGACCGAAGTTCGGCCACGATGTTGTCTGATGTCCGAGTACGAATCTTGCGGAGAAACGCCGTGTTGCGCCCGCCACAGAACCCACACTCGAACGGACAACCGAGCTGCGCGATGATTGACGTCGCCGGTTCGTCCGCGACCTTGTAGTGGTACGAGCGCAGGTCAACCAGATGCCTCGCTGGGAACGGAAGATCGTTGAGCTGTTGGTTGGTCAGAAACAGCGGCCCTTTGACGTCATCGGCGTCAATAAGGCCTTTTTCAATCTTGAACGCCTCAAATATCGCTTCCTCACCGTCGCCCGCCACGAGAACATCGAAGTCCTCATGGAGCTGTGCGAGAGTCTTGGTCGCGCGACCTCCGACCTTCTTGTGGGCCGCATTGACCAAACTGACGTGCGGTCCGCCCAGAATTACTTTCCCTCGTGGACGGAGCTTGTGCGCCAGCGTGACAGCGTTTGGCAGTTGCGGCGTAGTCGCCGTGATTCCGAATACCACCTCACCTGGCGGGTTGTAGTTGTCGAGTTCCTTGACGAAGTCCTTGTTACCGGACAGGTCAAGCAAATCAACCTCATACCCGCGCTGCAATAGGACTGCGGCAATCCGCAAAATCCCCAAACTCGTGAACACCCTGTCATCAAGCAAGAACGCCGATGGCGGGATGATAAGACACACTCTCATAAACCCTCCTTTAAACACACGAGTAGCGACATAAATCGCCACTTGTCTATCTAAAGGTTCTTAAACATCGCTAATAAATAACTCTCAGGAGTCTCTTTTGTGGTGTTGTCCCATTCTCTGATGATAAAAGACGTTTTATCGGTGTAATCAGGAAATCCCAAACCAAATTCTTGCAGTAAATTAGAAATTACCTGTCTTAGTAATTCAGGATTCCTGACATCCTCGATTATCATTACACCGCCTCGGTTTAGTTTTACGATATACTGACTAATGACATAAACCACATCCGCTAGGTAGTGACTGCCGTCGTCAATTACTATGTCAAAATTCCCTTCAAACCTTACGTCTTTTATATCCGCTATCAACCGCGTTACGGTGTCCAGTCGGTACTTGTCAGGCACAACATCTACAATATCCACTCCGGTTACGTTCGCATTAGGGAAAAACTCTTTCCACGCCAATAGGCTTCCGCCCTTTTGAGTTCCCACCTCTAAAATGTTTAGGGGCGCGTTTTTATCGAAATTGGTAAAGATGTGGTCATAGGCCCGTCCGTATCTGTGATACCACTCCTTGTCAGTCTCGTATTTGGCTAGAATTTCGCTGATTTTCATTTATCTTGGTTTAAATATATTGTAAAGCCCGCGTTCTATGATAAAGCATTCCCCTGGGTACACCGCCCAATCTAAGTAAGAACGAAGTTTAATATAGAAGTCCTTAGAATTTTGCAGTATATTTTCGCGAGTAAGTATATACCCGCTCCCTGGCGCAAAAGGTATATATTCCATGTCCCAGATACCCAATAGCTTCATAAGCTCCTCAATGACCGTGTAATTTTTAGTCGGCCTCGCTGATAAGTAAGCCGGGACATTAAGCTCATAATACAATCCGTCTTTATAATAAGAGAACGGCTGTATACCTGTCTTATGCGTCATGTTAAATCTGTGAAATAAATCCTTAGTCTTTTGGTCAGGCAGGTTATTCTCTATCTCCGGTATCATTTGGGCATTTTTAGCGTCGTGGTCAATGGTAGTATCCTTGTGGAATCCGCCGATAATAGGGGTAAAGGTTGTATTGTTGCAAATCTTATCCCACTCAGTCTTTGTTATGTATTTAAACAGATTGCACTTTGTATACACCGCGACATCGGGGAGATTGTCATAGTTATCAATTATGTAAGTTAGTTTGTCGTATATATCTGACCCGATATTGGGTACGATTATCGCACCCTCGATAGGTATTTCACTTCTATCGTATATAACAAAATCATTGGTATATTTATCAATCCAACTTGTGTCGTGATTGTACCGTGATATTATATATTTCATTTTATCTTTTTTTGGTAAGCAGTTATCTTTTTAGGGTCGTTAAACCATTCCAGTATTATTCCAAACTCCTTTTCTAAATCGACGTCAAACTCATCACAAATAACAAACAAATCTACAAATATATCAGCTATGCGAGTCTGAATAGTGACGTTTTCCATTTCCCCTATTTGGTGGGTATAAAAAACATCGGACACCTGTTTATGCAGTGAATGAAGCCTTTGGTCAAATGTCCATTTGGCATACTTGGTATTAACTGCTTCAACAAATTGTTTTTGCCAGTACCTTAAATCTCTCATATATACGTAAACTTTTTATAATAATTTCCTGGTCTTCGCCACTCCCCTACATTCCTACCGGCCCAAAACTTAGGTGCTATTACCTCTTTAACATTTTCATTTAACAAGGCAGGTAGGATAGCAAAAGCCGAATTAGAGATAATAAGATGTTTGGCGTATCGAATTGCTCGCCAATTAGTTTCAATTCCTTTATATATTGAGCCTTGAAAACCGATATCTTTTACCGCTTCAATATCGTCTGTGTGAAATTCAATCTTATATCCTTTCAAAATCATCTCACTAATCGCTCCTTGCCAGTATTCTTTTGTTAAATAAAGTTCACGAACACCTTTGTATTCCCCCCCTCGCACGTTCACGACACATAAATCATCAGGCATATCTGCTGGTTCAACTTTCAGCCAATCCCTAACCTCACCTAATCTATGTTCAAAGTATCGAATGTCTTGCGCTCCGTATCCGTCTATTACTGAGTCATCGGGGATAAAGTTAAAGTTTGGGTCGTAGTAGGGTTTATTTAATACAAACCGCCTCGGTAATTGTTGCCAAATATCCCCTTTACGAGAAACTCCATCTGGAATAATTACTTTTCCCGATGGTTCTTCAACTGTGTATATCCAATCTTCTGACTTTCCCCAATCTAAATTCATAAAACTAGCACCCTTAAAAAACTCCTTGCCTACAAATCCAAAATCCACGCCTAAATCAGCAGCTCTAACACGAGTAGCTATGTAAGAAAATAGTTGGTCGCCAATTCCACTTCCGGCGTGAATTAAACCGATCACCATTTTATTTTATATCCTTTCTTTTCCATTCCTAACTTAGTCCAATAACTTATTTTTTCTCTATGTTCTTTAGACCATTTCTGCCCTTTATTCCACCCAGCGACAGAAGTCCCGTCATAATTTATATGACATTTGGAACATAAAGCTTTAAAATTTTCTCGTTTCCGAATATATGCTTTATCTTTAAGCTTTGCCCATTGAATAGTCCATTTATTATTTAAATTTTTCTTTCCCTCTATTCCACAATTTTCACATTTAGAAGGAATCCCAAAATTCCTGTAAAGCCAACTATGAACTGCGAAATATCCTACTTTCTTTTTCCAATTATGACTTTGTTCATTCTGTTTAGCAGTAGATTTATTAGAACAATCCTGCGAACAATATTTACCCCCTCCATTTATAATACGAGATTGAATAAACCAAACCTTTTTACCACACCTTAAACAATTACGATATTCTCCACGTAATCTTAATCCCTTATTATATCCGATATGTCCTTTGAGAAATGGCATATAACAAGCATAACAAATCTATCTATATCAGTCAAGTTGTCCTTTATGGATTATTCCTGTAATCATCTGGGTTTGCTCCTAATAATTTACCTTCAAAATTAACTACTAATCGATCATAGCCACGAGGAATATTCTTTGAACCTTCATTAATCAATTTACCATCTTCCCAAATTTGGTAATCACAATATATCCCTGTATTACTATAAGTTTTATTTATAATTCTTAGTTCTTTCATACTTGGTGAAATGCGAACGTTTTAATATTCTTATTCTCCTCTATCTCATGCTCTTTACTAAAATACTTGGCGACTTCCAGCGGGGCGAATTTACACCCCTGCTCCTCTAGCCAATCCCTGGACCACACGCATATCTGGCCATCCTCGTTGTTGTTACCAAAGTGATACTCCATTGGTAACGATGCCACTAAATCCATTAATACCTTTGACCTCAAACTGACCGAGTTGCCGACCCTGACCAATTTCCCGCTGGGTGTCCGATAGCTGTACTCATCTTGCGGTAACGGCCACGGCGCACCTATAAAATCAAGTCCCAGCCATTCATTATTCCATAAATCAGGATTAACAACATAACCGTCATGGTGAATAAGCAGGCAATGGCTCGTTTGGATATATTTTGGTAAGTCATAAATGATAGCCTCGTTCCATGTCGCCACGTCTTTAATCTTGTCTAACTGAATATCTAGCACCGCCCCAAAATCAATACCCAACATCGAATACCTTAAAGCCACTTGATGCTCCGAGGTTTTGTAATTCAACCCCCTCATGCAGACCAATGTAACTTCTGGTAATTTAATCATTTATAATCCGACGGGATTTTAACACCCTTAACGTCCTTAATGCTGTTAGCGACGACGTCAATCTTGGTTTCTCGCGCCAGCTCATAATAGCTTTTCCGCCCCGTCCCGACATAGACCATTTTACTTTTGCCGTCCCAATTTACTATCTCCTCATCAATCTTTTTGGCAATGACGTCGACGTAATCTCCCAGCGTAAACTTATCCTTAAAGGCAAATGGATACTTCCAAGGGCGTTCCTTAAACAGACATCGAATAATCAAATAGGGTGCGGCATGATAGGTGACCAGCTGTTCAGCCAAACTCTTGGTTAGGGAATAAAAGTTTACTGGATTGTGCGCGTACTCCGAAGATATAAAGACGAACGGCGTATTGGCGTAATGGTTTAATAGATTTAAAGTCCCCTCGACATTGACCTTAAAGCAGTCCTTCCGGTTCAACTCCGCCCCCTCAACATCGGTAAACCCCGCGCTGTGTACGATCCGATCAACCTCCGGCCAGCCGTAGGGCTTAGTAATGTCAAACACTCCATGAGGGGGCGCAAAGTAATCCCGCAACTTCTGAAGCTCTGTCCCAAGTTTTCCGCTGCCACCGGTTAAGAGAGTTGTCATCGTTTAAGAAAATTATTAAAGGTCTGCTTGATGTATTCTAATTGATTCTCATCCATTCCTTGATGTATTCCAAGCAATAACCCGTTTTTCATGACATAATCAGCATTCGGGAAATCATCAGGATTCGCCAAGCCTTTAAAAGCTGGGTGTCTTAATACGTTACCGGAAAATATCGGTCTGGTCTGAATACCGTGTTTTTCAAACCAATCAACTAATTCAAAACGAGTAAATGGAGCGTCTGATTTAAGAGTTAAGGGGAAAGCTAGCCAATTAGGAAACATCTTTATAGTATAATCTCCTAATTGAAAAGTCCCTGTCCATGAGAAAGGCATATTTAAAAAACTAAATTCTGCAAAAAACCTATTTAATTTTTGAAAATTTAAATCTCTTATTCTTTCAAATTCAGGAAAACGCTTTAACTGCTCCAATCCAAAAGCCGCTTGTGCCTCAATCGGCCGCATATTAAACCCACGTTCAACATAAGCAAACTTACCATCGTAATTGTAATTAGTACCTTCCATCTGGTACTTGTACCGATCCTCAATCTTCTCCGACACGTCAACACCGCGACCCCAATCTCTCATAGTTCTAATGCGGTCAATCGCCTCTTTGTCATCAGACATAACCATACCCCCCGAACCCATTGCGGTTATGATGTGCGAGCCGTAAAAAGACGTGGTTACAAAGTGACCATTAGACCCTGTAATAGTGTCGCAAGAATCTTCGATGTATAGAATCCCTTTATCGTCGCAAATCTTGCGCAGGCGGGCCGAGTCCATTTTATTGCCCAATAGGTTAGGAATCATTACTGCCGTGGTCTGATGCCCGATTTTCGCTTCAATAGCCTCAATAGTAGGGAGAAACGTATTAACCTCACTATCTACAAAAACCGGAGTTAAACCGCATTGAAGTAAAGGGGTTAGGGTCGTGGCAAAAGTTAGGGCCGGTGTAATAACCTCGCCTTTAGGGATAAGCTGTGTAACTAAAAGATTCGCCGAGCTACCGGAGTTTACAAATACTCCATACTTTTTATTGAACAGCTTAGCGACCTTATTTTCAAATTCAGCGGATAAGGGACCGACTGATAAAAAGGTATTTGACCACAAAGACTTGGCTACTGCCCAAATCTCCCTCCAACCGTAAACGGCTTTAGCGTATAAAATTTTCATAGGTTTCAAACTTAATTTTTAACAGTTGATGGTCTTTTATTTTCTGCGCCTCCGACAGCTTGTTGGTTTCTTGATGGAATCCTATCCCGATAACCACGTTTATCTTATCTAAAATCTTTGGCTTGTCGTATACTCTAAAAAGTCTTTTGTACAGGTCTAAGTCTAAGGCCCATTTAAAATTCGGGTCGAACCTTTCCAAAACATCACACCTAATCGTAAGCACCGAGGGCGAACCGATGGTATTCTCTGATTCGGAGTAAAAAGGGTCGTGGTCGTTAAAGGTATTTACCCCGTCCATTGAATGTGTACAACTGGTGACTAGCCACATCGCATTGGGCGTGAAGTGAAGCACTATATCCCTAATAGCTTTGGTGTGGTAAAAATAATCGTCTTGAAAAAGAATCTTGATAAGCTCTCCCTCGGCTTTTGATATTGCAAAGTTGGTGTTATTAGCCATGCCCAATTTGGGGTTCTTGTAGTATCTCGCCCCATACTTCTCGGCTATAGGTTTAAAAGTGTCATCAGGCGAGTTGTCGGAAACGATAATCTCATGGTTCTTGTAGTCTTGTGCGGATATAGATAACAGGTTGCGCTCCAAAAAGTATGCGCCATTTTCCATCGGGTATGTCGGAACACAAATACTTATTTTTGCCATTCTGATTCTATCCAACGATATAATTTTTCCATACCTACCTTTAATGGCTGCGTCGGCTTCCAGCCCAATTTCTCTTGTATTAAGGTGTTGTCCGAGTTCCTGTCCCTAAGACCTACTGGTCCGTCTATGTGATTTATCTTCAATTTCTTGCCTTTAAACTCCATACACATTTTAGCCAAGTCGTTGATTGAAATGAGTTCCGATGAGCCTAAGTTAATCGGCTCTTTAAAATCTGACTCCATCAATTTCTCAATACCGTCCAAGCATTCGTCTATGTAGGTAAACGATCTAGTCTGTTCGCCATCGCCCCAAATCTCAATCTCCTTTTTAGCTTGGATAACCTTGCGGCAAATAGCGGCAGGGGCTTTCTCACGCCCACCATCCCAGGTTGAGTATGGTCCAAACGTATTATGGAATCGGGCAATTCGAACATTTAACCCCTTATTTTTGGCATAAGCCTGATAGACTCGTTCGCTAAACAATTTCTCCCAGCCATAATCGTTATCAGGCAGGGCTGGGTAAGCGTCCGACTCCTTAAAATCCGCCACCCCTTTATGTTCGGGATAGACGCAGGCCGATGAGGAAAAGAATAATTTTTTAACTTTAGCGCGGTTGGCAAAGTGAGCGATGTTTAAATTAATCTGGGCCGAATTGTGCATGATGTCCGCGTCATTCTCCCCGGTAAAAATGAATCCGGCCCCGCCCATATCCGCCGCCAGTTGGTAGACTTCATCAAAAGATTCATCAAACACCAATTCGCAAAATGATTGTTCCCGCAAATCTCCTAAGTGAAATTCAGTAGGCTCGATAAACTTAGGGTGATTAATATCCACTCCTACAACGTGATGACCCTGGTCTATTAATCGCTTAACCAAGTTAGAGCCTACAAATCCGGAACTTCCGGTTACAAGGATTCTCATATAACAATCCAATCTGTTGGGTAGTTAATTCGTGTACCACTTGCAAACCATTGGCTCGGAGCGACAGTTTTCCCTCCACCAAGATAAGCCGCGAACCAGCTAAAACTTGAATTGGCGATGATGTGTCCTTTACATCTACTCATCAAACTAAAATCATCAAGTTCTGATTTATGATAAATATTTTCGTGGCTGAAATCACTTTCTAAATATTCAGCATCATCTGAAAACCATAAAAACTTCTCACCTGGGAACTCAGCCATCGCCTTTTGGTAGTAATCGGTTTCCGACAAATTTACATAAAACGGATTGTCGGAGTAGTTAGGCTCATTAGGATTACTTGGGTTTTTTCCTCTCCTAACGTGAACTGAAATATAATCTAAAGGCTCACCATCTTGTTTAAATAATTCCCGAATCTCATCGCGGTACTTGTCGAAGTAATTTAAATCCTGCAAATAAATATCTGGGATTTTGCCATCTCTGAATTGGGCGTAGATATAGGCGAGCTGAAAAAACCTGTTTCCCATTCTGCCGAATTTTGCGTCTTGTACGTTTATCATTAGAAATTTAGGTTAGCACTTGGAACATCTTTATTTATTTGCGCCAATAACTTTTTATGAATCTCTGGGGTAATCTTGGTCCACATAGATTCTGGCTTAGTTCGATACAACCAAACTATTTCAGGAATCGTGACTATTTTTGAACCTTTGCTAAGTAACAATACCCACAAAGCCATATCCTCATAACCTTCGACCATCTTCGGATTAAATCCACCGACCTCTAGTAAGACTGATTTTTTAACTGTTGAGCTTGAACCTATCCTGTTTCCGGTCCTAAAATCTTCTAATCTTGGGTTGCTCATCAAGACAATCGCTTCATTTGAACTCCCAAAGGTTTTAAACGATCCTGAGATAATGTCTGCGTCTGGATGTTGATTAATTGCTTTTAAAATCTTATCCAACCCACCGTCAGCCAACATGTCGTCTGCGTCCAGGAAACAGACATAGGGGTACTTGGCGTTCATGATTCCAGTATTCCGTGCGCTTGCCAATCCTTTATTAACTTGCGAAATTACGCGGATAACATCGGGTCTGGCTTTCTCATACCTTCTGGCAATTTCTAAGCTGTCGTCTGGTCCGCCGTCGTCAACGATTACAATTTCAGACTGCACATTCTGGTCAAGGAGCGAATCAATGCAATCCGGTAGATATTGAGCCTGACCATAGGACGGGACGACAACGGAAATCATTTTACCCCCTGCATTCTGGTAATTTGTGCCTGCTCCTCTGGGGTAAGTTTTTTAAGGCTGAATTTTTTGGTGAGCGTTACCAGCTTAGGCATATAGTTTTTGCCCCAGCGCGGGATATAATACTCGTTATGCAAAGAATCGGGATAGATATAGCTTGGATTCAAAACTACCAATTTCTCAGGATCGATATTTTCAAAGATATACTTGTTCCAGTGGCTCTCATCGTTCCACAGACTTATATAATTCATATTCAAGTCTTTGTCGATATTCTTTTTCATAACTTTCATGGCCTTGATAAACTCGTCTGACTTACCGCCTTGAAAGCCACCGGCGTAATATTGAGGCTGGAATCTTTTTTGTTCGCCATCCTTTATAACTTGGCCGGGCCGTTTTATGTACGCTGTTGATGATGGATTCGGTTCAGTCGGCATCCACATAGTTTTATCCAGCCAATACATCGGGTTCGTTCCGGTAGTTAAACTCTCGCCCAATATCTCATCCCCAACCACGTTCACAAAAGACATATCAACATCACAATAAAAAATATAGTCGTACTCTTTTAGCTTCTCTTCCTGTTGCAAAAACGTGTGGTATCTAAGCAAAGTCGGCATCGGCCACTCAATAGGCTCAATATCAAATACCGTAACCTTATCCATCTTGTATAGTCCCTCAATGCTTTCCCCTAAGGCGTTCATGGCGTCTAATGCCTGCTGTTCTGGGGCTGGCAATCCGCTGGCCTTTAAATATTCCTTTGCAGAATCCACAACCTTGTCTTTGGTTTTAGGCATATCGGACCAGAGAAAAAAATCAACATCATGGCCCGGTAAAAACAGCCTTTTAGCACCCTCAATCATAGGGCGGGCAAACTCCCAATAGGGGGCGTTTAGGCAGATACAAACAAAAGCCACCCGTTGACGCTTTTTAACGTCCTCTGGGTGGCTTAGGATATAGTTTACCAACCCCGCATCTGTGTTGAAACGGTTTAGGTCAACCTCTATCTTATTTTCAATATAAAAATTATTAGCAAGACGCAAAAACTGCTCGGATGTTAGTATTTCTGTACGATTTTCCATTACTTTAATTTTAAACCTTATTAATTACTTGTCAAATTCACTTAACATACTGTTGTTTTGCCATTAGACTCCTTTTTTCCTTGAGCATACCCTCGCTGTTCAGCCTCCTTAATCTTTTTATCAATCCACTCTTTCTTATCCTTTGAGAGAGTGTTGCTAAATCTTTTTAGCCATTCTGAGTACCATGTCATATAGTTTTATTTAGAGGGAGTTATTTCCGCAGTTGCATTTGTTATTTCACTTAGATGCTTTTCCAACCTATTCACAGCGTCTATTAGCTCGTTGATTTTGGCTTCTGCTGCTGTCATTTCAATTGCCTCTGTGTTGCCAAATTTTATTATCTTACCTTGAATTTTCTCAATCATACATACTCCTTTTATTTAATTATTTAGATTGGCTGGTGGGGAAACCGAGCGTCGCACCTCGGTTCTCTGACTTCTCAGCTAATTAGGCTGAGCGGTGTCAGCGACATAATCTTGCCTCGCTGATATCAAGCGAGTTAATCTGTAGCCCATTTCCCCCATCAACCAACCTCTTAGCTTAAATTTCACACAGACTGCAACCGTTGCATTGGTCTACGTGTTCGTTCCATAATCTTTCTTCGTCTATTGCTTCGTTCATATTTATTTGTTATTTAAACTTAATATCACTTTCCATACGGCATCGTGTGATGGCATAGCATCTTCAATCATCCCCACAATCCGGTCTCGTTCTTCGGCCTTCGCTAATTCGTAAGCGGACTGCGAGCGATGAAGTTTAATCCCCTCCTCCCGTGCTTTATCAATGAGGGTTTGGATAAAGGATTTAATGTGTTCTGGTTTATAGATATATGGATGCAATATGTCGCATAGTAACGGAAACTCATTATCAAATTCCTCCCTCCAGTCATTCTCTTTTTCAAACATTGAGGTTGTCATCTAAGTATTTATTAATTTATATTCCTCAATTAGTTGTTTAAGTTGGAGGTCGGTAAATTTGTTTGGCCTATGTGCTTTCCGGTAAAGCTCCCTGTAAGCTGGAAGACCATATTTGTCTATCCATTTAAGATTGTAGATTGTCGGGTCAAATTCATGGCGGAAATTACAGCCTCGACATTGGGCGTGACAGTTGGTTAAATCCCAGCGCACCGCATAAAGCCCTCTGGTAAATAAGTGACCGCAACCCAGACTGTCTTGACCACCGCAAGTGAAGCAGAATCTATCCCTTGCAACCACAATCTTGGAAACTAACTTATCTAACTGCCTGATTAATCCTTTGCGGGTTACTTTCCTCATATTGGCGGTGAGTTAGGCTCTGGTATGTAGCAATTAAGCTCTTGGGCCGCAAATACTCGTATCTCTGATAGGTACTTCTCAAACTCGACGGTACTTAGGTCTGTGGTACTGCGTATAAACTCAAATTTGCCCGTTACAGCCCTTAAAAACTTAAACTTGAGTATCTCGTGGGTTTCTTGCGGAGTGTGGCCTGTAGCGTCAGATATTGCGCCTACAACGATTGACCAATAATACTTGTTCTCCGGTATAGACCGAGGCTTTACCGTTACCTCGTTTACAAAATTACATTTTTTACAGGTGTACAACATTATTTAGGATTGATTGTTTGAGCGTTAAAATATTCAAGACACTTAACGGGAATACTGCTAACCGACCAGTGACTCCGACTCATACAATAATCGTACTCTGATTGAGGGTTTTCTTTTATATCATTACTAACTCTAAAGATTAAAATTCCTATAAGAACTACAATGACAGCAACATAAATAGGCATTTTATTTGCGAATAGCCAATCTCTCATATTTTTAATTTAAGTCTAAGAATGGAACTGCTGAACCTGGAATCATTTGGGTAGGCAATTTACCATCCCACTTTTCTAAAGCCTTTAGCTGAACATAATCCTTGCCACCTTGTTGTGTAATAGCTTGTGCCTGAATGCGGATAGTTTCTGCTTCGGCCTTAGCGCGCTCGACCTGTTGTTGCGCTTCAAACTGGACTTGCACCAATTTATTCTTAGCGGCTTCGGCGTTTTGCACGGCAGTCACCTTTGCTTCAATGGCTTGGGTAAACGCTGGTGAGAATTGAAAGTTAGTCACGCTAAATCTCTCCAACACGGCATTTTTTTCTGAAAACTTATCTTTAAGCCTCATGTTAACCTTGTCCGAATAGTCGGCACGTTTTGTAACCAATTCCTCGGCTGTATATTCTCCCGAAGTTGTTTTAACTGTTTCGCGGATAATAGGCTCAATGACATTAAGCTCAAAATTCTCTGTTGATTTATACTGTGTAAATATTTCCTGAGCCTTGTTAGCGTCAATGTGATAATTCACAACTACTGCAATTCCTACATCCTGTAAATCACTAGAAGCCCCCGCCAACTCCGAAGAATCGCGAGAATCACCCTCATTTCCATTTCTATCATAATTTACTGTTAAGGTCTTGACGTTAATTCTATTAACCTTTTGTAAAAACGGAGCTTTTAAGTAAAATCCCGGCTCTAAAATTCCACTAACAGCACCAAGAGTAGTTTTAACACCAACCTCACCTGCTTTAATCGTTCCAAAAGAACTAAACAGCAAGACCACAACTACAACACTCAATACCACATGAGTAATTATTTTCCCATGTTTTACTTGACCTTGACCATCTGTGTAATTAAGCATTACTTTCCCTTTCTACAAACCTTTTAATTATTAATAACTTCTCATTCTCTGCGATATCAATTCCGCGCTGTACCTCCTCCTCAAGTATTTTAGCTGTGGCTTCTAGGGATTCGTAAATTGTAAGGCGGTAGCGGTTAAGTTTGTTCATTTAACTCCATACAACTCATCAATGCTACTTTTCAATCCGCAAATACAACCATTACATTGATGAAAGTGGCAGACTTCACAGTCACCCAAACAAGCGCATATACCTTGTTGTCCTTCATACCAGTTTTTAACTATTTCGTAGAAATATTCTTCTTGTTTCATATTTATTTCTTGTTAGGGGTTAGCTTAGTTTTCTTATTTTCACTATCCCTGTAAGCCTTGATTATTTGCTTTAAAAAACCTGCCGCCGATTTTTTCTTCTTTCTTTGCCTTATCCAATTATAGTCATCTTCGGTTATCCTAATTCCCTTTTTAAATTCTGTCGTTTCTGAGTTGAACATAGTTACTTAGTTATCATGATTACTATAACCAACCTCACAAGCCGTTTACCCACCCTAAGCAGTTAAGGCGATTAAGCGTTAAACTAGGCCGAGGAGTTAAGTTAAAGAGTTAGGTTATTCAGGTATTAAGGTTCAGTGATTTATAAACGGAAAACTTTCGTTTTCTGCTTGAGGTTCGGGTATCCGTGTTGTATTATCTGCCTTTCCGCTTTTTTAAATCGGCGATTCCTTGATAATAAAGGTTGGTACGATTCAAGTTTTTAACTTGTCAGCCCCACGATAATTTCGGCGTTAGCCTTTACTTCGTGAGACAGATAAATAAAAAACCCTAATACGTTGTTGCTGACTGAAAGTTGTGACTTGAACAATCAGCCCCAACGCATAGGGGTCTTTTGCCACAACTCTTTATTCGATTATCCACAGTATAAATCATAACAATTATTTAGTCAAATACTCTTTGTTACTTGCAAGCACATCTTATCCCCAAAGTATCAACATACTCTTTGTTAAACTATCACCATCGTAATCTACTCATATAGGCAGGCCAGTTAATTGCACCCACTTGTCTAGTGTAAGGCCAGTGATGGCTTTGAGCGCATTTTTCTATCCGACCACATATTTCACATTGTGATTTTAATCTAACCCAGCAACCCTCAATTTTTATATCAGATTCATTTCGCTCAACTTCCTGTTCAATAATTCGCATCCAGCCTGATTCGGCACATCTGAACCATCCGAATTGTTTATGTAATAATTTTTTCATACTCTTTGTTACTGAAGTTTAGAAGTTAAGGACACCTTGTTTAAGACGGGATTCGGCTATGGCACAATAACTCTCTGATATTTCTATACCTATGTAGTTTCGGTTATGGTATCTCGCCGCTAGTGCTGTTGTACCGCTTCCGATAAATGGGTCAAAGATAATATCAGTTTCTTTAACTGAACCTCTTAATAAAAGTTTCTGCCAAAATGTTAATGGCTTTGGGCAAGGGTGGTCGTTTTTAACTGCTGGTTCGTTATGCCTGATAATATCAGGTCTTGAACCCATACGATTTTCTAAATAAGGGTCTTTGCCATAAGCCAATACGGGTTGCCAACAAGTAAATCCCCAAGGGTTCATTCCACTACCAGCTTCATTTACCCACGCTAGTATCCAATCGCTTTGTGTGTACCATTTTATCTGACGTGTGGCACACGTCAGAAGCACTCGCTTAGAAACTCGTAAAATCTCTGGCATCGCTTTGTCTACTAAATCTTTAACATTCTGTTCACTATCATCAAAAACATCATAACTTTCGCCAATACCATAAGGGAAATCTGTTAAGCATAAATCCACACTCTTATCCGGCATTTGTTTCATTATTTCTAAGCAATCCCCTTGTATAATCTTGTTTAAAAAGTCCTCTGGGTATTTCATACCTTATCTTTCACAATACAACTTACTGGAAAGTTCATAGTTTCTTTGATAAATCCCTCGCCAGTCGGTGTATCTGTGTTATGGTAGTCCCCAATAACATAACCGTCTTTAAATTCGCAATCATGCAAATAAATCGTTCCAAAATATGGGTGTCGAATTGTAACTATTTTATCATTTCTTTGGTTCATATAAATAAGCAGGTACAGTTGGTTCGTCTAACTCCTGTTTAAGCAGGAATAGGGCTTGTTGGATTGAATTATCTGCTTTAGTGAGTTCTTTTATTATTTCTTTTGTGTTGTTTTTCATTTTAGAATAACCCTTGCTTAATTGTTTCTTGTTTTGGTCTTTGGTATTTAGGTTCATTTAGCCAACTAAGATTATGTGGTAAGTCCTTTCTCATATTTTCCTTTACTTTTTTATCCACAAGTTCTCCTACTAAAACCCCAATAGTTAGATACTTATATCCGATAATAGCCGTATGCTTCTTATTCCATACAGGCGCAATATTTGGCGATTCCGAGGGTCTAAGGCGACGTTCGGCGTTAGATAGCTTGTAACTAGCTTTGTGGCAGTAGTCCTCAATTTCTTTGAGCGTAACTACCCCACCATTGCGATCCTTTATGATTTGATTAAGTTCTGATTTTAAGCTCATATCTTTTTACTTAATTTCCCCGATATAACACCTACTAAAACCAGACATATAATAAAGGGAATGAGGAATATAAGACCTATTACTGAGATGATGTAAGAGATGGTTTTCATTTGAGTAGCTCTGGGTTCTGATGAATATTTCCGATGACTTCCATTCCAGCAAGATGCGATGTGGATAGAGGATATTTGCCTTCGTCTCGACGTAGTATGAATCGTGCATCCTCCCACTCGACTACACATTTCCAGGTAGTCTGAACAACATCCCCCTCGTAAATCTCAACTCCATTTTTATCTAACAATCCAGTAAATTGCATTAGTTCAAAGTCTTTCACAGCTAGATTTAGTTCACAACCTGACGCATCTTCTTCAATCTCAATAACAGGCTCATAATTCATTTTTCCTTTATCCCACGCCCTGAATTTTATTTCTCTCATACTGATTCGTCCCTTAAACATTGCACACAAATATCACTGTTAGACGCTGTGCCGTTTCCGCATATTTCACACTTTTTTGTATGGCGGAAGTTGTTTTCGTCTTGGAACATTAGAACGGCCCTCTCGCGTCTTTAGTCATGGATTCGGCCTTTTGCTCGATCTCTGTTAGATAGATGGCTAGTTCGTGAATATTTGGAGTTCCGCCCGCCGACAAAACAGCATTGACCATTCCGCAAAGAGCTTTCTCTCGTCCGATACTGTCCCAATCTTCCTGCGTGCGCCCGATAGGTTTAGCGTCTGGTGGTCTTACAGTTTGTGGTGCGATAGGCACAGTCTGGGCCTCCTTGCCTGGTTTGTATTTGCACCAGCCGACTAACTTGCCTTCTGCGTCTTTAATTGGGGTCTTACAGTAGAAACCAAATTGACCTTGTGCGAGTTCTTTTTGATGGATTGGGCAAAGCATAGTTTTAGGTTGTTAAGATTAATTCTTCTAAGGTAATCCATTGAGCTTCTGTTGCACCGTGTTTGCGAATCATAATGTCACGATGTTCGGCGTTGAATAAGTTATCGTAGTTTTGGTTAGTCATATTAGTTAAGATAGTTTTTGAATTTTCCTGAGTTATATACCGACCATGGATACCAACCACTAGCGTCAAAGATTGTTTTGGCGATCCTGATATTTGTTAGGCAGTCTTGAAAGTCATTTAACGTATAGCCTTTTTTCAAGTGAATTTCGTTTAATTGGAACACACCCCAATCGTGTGTACCGTTTTTATTCTTACCACCCTTGCGGTCACATTCTCTAGTTCCGTTTTCGGCTTGCGATATTGCTTTCGCTATAACCGCATCTTTTTTACCAAACACAACCTCAATCTGGCGTTCCACCGGCAGGTCTTTAAGACTTACCGGCTTAGGGATAAAAAAGAGTTATCTTCCTGTATGACTTGAATCATGTGATTCTCAAGCTGTGTGACTGTACGATGATACTCGGTAACTTCGATGTACCCTAACATTCCTAGAATGAAGATGAGCCCGAACACCTTTTGAACCGTTGAGTTTGTAACAACCTTGACCAGACCTGTTTTTATTTTATTCATACTTTTGATTTTGGCTTAATTATTTAACTTCTTTTAAACCCATTTCTATTAGCGACCTTACAACTACCGACCTGTCTGCTTTATGCTTTCTCTCTAAAACCTTTATCTTATTTAACAGCTCTGTTTCAACTCTTACAAATATTGTTTCCCTCTTTTTGGGTGCTTGCTTTATGTCTAGTTCCATAATTTATTGTTAATTTTCGGAAGGAAAAAACCTAAAAGCCGTCTTCCGGAAGACTTTTAGGTTTTTATCCTTATAGAGGTTTTATCCCCTAAAAACTGCACACTTGCTAGAAGTTTAATTTATTTTACCGAGATAATTGTTTTAATTGGAGCTAATGTTTCAGCAATCATTTTAGCGATAACCTTACCGCTTTCTGCCATTTCTTCTTTTGTATCCCTAGAAATTTTATTCATAGGGTGATCTTTAGCGATTTGGCCTATAAAAGGCTTAACTTCGTAATAGTTCATATACTTTCCTTCCGTCTAGCAAATATGCAGTTTTTAAGGTACATTCCCTTCGACTTAATAAGTATATCAAAACGGCTTACAAGTGTCAATAGGCAACTTGTGGATAACTAAAAAGGACCCTCGCTAGAGTTACGAAAGTCCATCTCAGCATTTAATTCACATAGCCCCTAATCAGCCCCGAATTGACGGGTAAAAGCCGTCCTGTGGTCAACCTGCACCTTTGATAATTCGCCTCCTGTAATAGCAGATTTTCGCCTTGTAGGACGTAATAGGCGACATGACCATACCCGCTTTCATGCGTAAACACAAATCCTGATTGTGCTGGAACTAGACTATTGATCGGATAATTTCGTGCCGCACCATAACCTGATATTCCAAGTCCTAAACTCTGGGCGTAGATTACGCAGGAGCAGTAGGTTTTGCTTTGCGTATTAACCGCAATAGCTGTTTTTTTAACCGCCGCATATCTTCGCTCGTCAGCGATTCTCTTGGCTTCATACTCTTGCCAGCTTTCGTAAGCAGGGATATTACTTGAGTTGTAGTAAACGATGTCTTGTCCGACATATTGATATACTTTAGTTTCCGCGTACACGTACTGATACCACCATAAAGCTATAATTAGACCTAAACCGATTCCGATTAAAAGCCTCTTTATAAAGCCCCCGATTAAGACTTTGGCAAGCACCTCCACCCCTCCTAATTGCCTGATCTTTTAAGGATTTAACTAATCTTCGTTCTCGTTCAATGGAACTGGTGGATTCTTTGGCGACAGAATTTCAACGCTTCGATCAACTGTCCTGATACTGATAAATCCGGTAATCAGCGTAATCACGCCATTGGCCCACGCTTCCTTTGTGAAGTTGCCGTTTGATACCACTGCTAGTGAACCGATAACCAACGCCCAAAACCTATTGCTAAGTAAGAAATCGAATTTGCTATTCATATTTAGAGATTAATTTTGGACCGTCAAACACAAAGAACAAACCCGCAAGAATCACGACTAGACCTAAGAGCCAACCGAACGGGTCAGGAATACCGGCTTTAGGCACTATCTGATCGAAATACACGAACCAAACCACGAACGCCACGATAACCCTCAAAATTGCATTTACCATATTTTTCTCTTAATTATTTAGAATTTAGGGTGGATTTGCAGTCTCCACCCCTGACGACGCTAGTGGGTTAGACCACGCCGAGATTGAATCACCTCCTTCACGTCTGCTCTGGGCAGATCGCGGATTCTATCAGGCTTCATCAAGCAAGCCTTGTGAACCACTCGGTCCAGCATGACGACCCTATCGGGGTCGTACGGAGCTACTACGAGTCCGCAGAAACAGCAGAAGTGTTCCGTGTGACTACCCTCCTTTATAGACCAGTAACTTCCTTGGCCTTCGTGAAGTCGATCGAGCCGTCTGGCCTAATCAAATCCTCACGGCCAAGATTCAACGCCTTATCCTTTAGGGATTCAACGGTTGTTGCGGGCAGATAGAACCCAAACTCATCTGTACCCGCACGCTTTGCAAAAACTGCGTTGCTCATTTGTTGCTCCTTGCGCCGCCTTATTAGGGTGTCGCTTAATATTTTGTAATCCAAAACCTCAAAAATCTTATGAGCGTGATCCCGATTAAATTGGGAGTCGCCTGAGAATAACTGGTGCGTTGGGTCTTTAGGCTCGCCCACCGTGAGGTAAAAGCAGACGTGGGAAATTTCATGCGCGATAGCCCAGAAGTTATACTCACCCCAAGTCGGTGTTTGGAGCAGTTGAATCTTCATGGTCTTTTGCTCTGAGTCCCCTGTCATCTTGCCACCGCTTCCGGTCGTCCCGTCCCACCGGTCAAGAAGTAAAATCGCAATGTCATAGCCTAAAGCCTTCGGCAAAACATTCAGGTCATACCAATTACTATCAACCTGCCCGTCTTTAAAGGGAATCTGCAAATCAGTTGGTTCGACTAGGAATTGTAAATTGATTCTGTTTCCTGAATTGCTCTTGTACCAGTCAGCGCACATATCAAGAGCAACCTGCGAGTCGGTACGGTTTGAAATGACCTTTATTTTGTATGTGATGTTCATATTTTCCCAATTATACGTTTCAGGATCGAGCCTTTTGCCGACCCGTAATATCTGCACGTGCAAGTGCGGGCCAGTTGTGATAGTTCCGGTGTTGCCTGTAAGTGCGATTCTCTCACCCTCTTTAACCGGCCCGACCTTATAGTATTTTGATAAATGGGCAAATTCGATGTTATCACCATTTGGCCTTTTAAGTCTAGACCAATTGCCCCCCTGCAAACCAAAGTAGTTTTCAATCACCCCGTCAAATGGGGCAAATAAATCGTCCCTATCAGCGACATAATCCGCGCCAGCACCAAGTCCGGCTTTTATATGAGCCTCAGCCCCTCGGATAAGTTTTCTAATCTTTAAGGGAAACATATTATTTAACCACCATTGCGATTAATGCTCCAAACACCGCAAGCAAAATTAATCCTACCGCTGTAAAAATTATCTTTTTAGGCAAATTAATATCTTGTTGCAACCCCCGAACCACGCTGGTAAATTCCTCTTTAATCAGCTTGTCGGCGTCATAAACTTCTTTTTTTAAAGCGGTTAAACCATCGTTAAACTCTCGACGGTTTACGACGTCCATTTTCATGTCGGCAATGTTTTTTTCAATCTTGGAAATGTCGCGCTGAATATATCCGAGCGTGACATCGGTTACTGATTGTCCATTAGGTTGTGTTGGCGCGTCTGTCATTTTTTCTTCCATTTTGGTTACTTAATTATACTCCAACCCCTAACAAAGTTAGATTATTTGGCGTGGCAGCCGCACCGCCTTCTGTATAGGTAAAGTAAATTGACGCTCGCACTCCGGCATCGCTTCCACCTAAAGGATCAGGAAAAGTTGGATAAGTTTCACCTGACTTGGTTAAGCTGTTTGGTGATGCGGCGTTATAAAAAATAGATATTTGACCAACTGCTATATTCGGGAAAATAGCCGCTAAATATGCAGTCGAGGCCGCGATAGTTGGGTCAACTGTAAACGCCATTGAACGCCATGAGGCCGTAAGAGACACGTCAGTCAAAGTTGCGGTTGCGCCATTAGCAACTAAAGTATCTGAAGCCCCATCTAAATATAAATTGCCTGTTATCGAATGGTTGCCCGCACCGTCATCTTCCTTGATGTAAGCTGAAATGCTATCACCTGTGCCAGCCGTTACACCTGTAGTTCCACCTGTAACAGCGATAACCCCTTCAAAAGTAGTCGAGCTTGAACCCGCTGTGGTGTACCCCACGTCAGGGTCAAGAATAATAGGGTAAATAGCAGTATCTAAAAAATCCTGCGGGATAGTAACGGTCAGGAATCCTTCCGTAATTTCTTGGTCGCACCAGATTCGTTTCCCGTCAGCATCTGTGATAAACGGTCTAGGGAGTACAAAAGCCTGTCCTGTAGCGTAGTTCTTTTGCCCTAAGACATATCCGTTTTTTGTAGCATGGTAAGCCACATATCCTCCGACCATATTTTCAGGTCTGCGACTAAAGACGTTGCCCTCGCTGTCTTTTAATTCAGTCGCCGTGCCTTCAGCCACTATATGCCCAAAGTGTTCTGAACCAATTGGAAACTGTTCAATAAGTGGTAGTTGTTTAAAGAACTCAAACTCTTTGGTTTGGGTACTAAACTCAACAGTATTGGTGGTGGGCTTGGATGCAAACTCGACTTCAAATTCAACTCCACCGTTTTCATACCCCTCGATTGAATAAAATCTAGCCGTCCTGTCCCCCTCAACCCACTCGATCACTTCGCCTTTTTCGCTGACTACACCTTTGCCCTCATCAACCAAGCGCAAAGAGAAGTTGGTTTCATTGTCCCAAAAGAGGGATTTAACTTGCGGGAAAAACTCAGCCTGTAATTTGTCTCCAATCTCAACAGAAATCCGCCGACTCGAATCGGTGACTTGTTCTTTAAGATAAGTTGTCCCGTCTTTAGTAAACATTATATTTTAGCGGTAAAACCTTGCATTGATAGAAAGACCGACGCATACGTTGATACCGAAGCTGAAACCCCCATATTAGCACCTGTTTTCCAAGCATTAGGCAGAGTAACAATCGCACCTCCATTTGTAGGAGCTGGTATGTACCCTAAAACCGAACTTTTGCCCCCCAAACCACCCGTGAAAGTAATATAAGCGTTATTTGGGCTGACATTAGTGACTTGTACTGCCGTTACATAAGTAAAGATCGAAGCACCGGCTGCCGCTACGGCTTGAACTGATACATTAGCCATTATAGAAGTATTGGCTTGCCACCATGCGGTTATTGGCGAGTTGGCTATAATAGTTTCACCCGTCGGCCCGACATTTATCTGCGAGTAATCACCGTCTGTCGAGGTTACGGATGACATAGTGTCATTGCGAACTCCTAATGTAAACAAACCTGCACTAAGAGGTGTGTGTGCGCTATCTTCGGCGTAAGTACCAACTATTGACTGTATTACCCAAGGTAGTGTGCCTTGGAACGCCAAGACCGAGGTGTTGTTTATAGTCCAAGGATTTGTGCCTTGTAAAACTGCCACCGATCCTATTACCGCTATTGAACCGTTGCCTGTGTGATTTACGTTAAATATGCCAACACCAGATACCGATTGCGGCGGCATAGTACCTACTACCTGAACTGAGGAATTACCTGTAGTAAAAGTTCCCTCCACCATCATTATCGAACCCGCCGCTTGATAGGCAATAACAGATGGCGACGGCATATTAATCTGCCAAGGATTTGTCCCCTGCAACACCGCTACCGATCCGATTGCGGCCACGCCCCCCAATAACTGAACAGATGAGTTACCGGTACTTCCGCCAACTGTAATGACTGAGGCGTTTGAGCTGCCCAATAAAACAGAACCTACAATCCAAGGCGTTGTTGCCTGCGTCACGGGTACAGTACCTATCACCGACATTGTGCCAAAGACCGAGGTTCGTCCGTGAGTTATATTCACGGGCGTATTCCCAATAATCGAAGCCCCGACTAATAAACTAGATGGTTGAGATTGAAATGCTACTACACTTCCTAAATTTGGAACGTATGCCATAAATCCTTTCTATATTAATGCTATGCTAAACCCTAAAAAACTATCAGGAGCAAAAGAAGCTATTACCATGCCATTTGGATTTGTACTACAAGTAAAACCCAGACTTGTTGCTCCTGCAGGTGTAATAGCACCATTGCTGTCAATCATTTTAGAGAATCCTGATGCTGTCCCTCTTAAAGTTGAGCCTGCAGCTGCAATCAAATTACCCCCGCTACCACGAATTGCGCCAGTTACCCAGCAATTATCAACTGTTGTAGTTATATTACCGGTTAAAGAAGTCCCGTCCGAAACAGCGGTGGAATTAGCATCAGGTACTCCACTTTGCCTAGCACCTGTGTATGAAACAGCATTACTTACCCCCGTGGTATCCCCTGATGTAGTAAGTACAATATTATTCGCACCTGTGGCTGGCCCAATTAAGTAATAAAGATAAATCCACCTATCATCCACGCCCTCGGTTTGAACTTTCCCCACAATAGTCATCTCAACCCCCGCATAAGTTATGCTAGTCAGGGTATCTGTGTTTTGCTGTGTAATAACGAAGCTGACAAATAAAATTAAATTATCACCAGTACAAGTATGCGCGTAAGTTTTTGATGTGCCTAATGTTCCAAAAGAAGCACCGGCGTTGGCTGAATCTAGAGCTATTGCCATTAGGTTATACTCCAATTATCAGCACCATCATTGACTAAATCAACAGCGGCAAATTGGGTGCTTATTATTAAATTCGCATCGGTATCTATTGTTTGTGCGCTTGTCGTGGCTACTAGAATACTTGAGGCTGAAACATTCTTAACGGTATATAAATTTGAGTTGCCAACAGCAGTGGGTAAAGTTAATGCAATACCTGCGGTTGCAATATAGACGTAATCCGTGCCAGCATCCGCGCCCATCGTTTGACTTGTAGCTACACTGCTAATTGAGCGTGTTATGCCACCAGCGGCTATCGTTTCAATTTTATCGTATAAAGCATTTTTAGTCGGCACTTCCAAGCTGCCATTCCAAGCGACCCCATAAGCCTCATCAGGAACTTCCACATCACCGACGGCGTGGGTAACTAGCCCAGCATTGTCCCACACGACTATCGACCTGGTGCCGCTATTCGACAGCGAAAAGTTAGTCGCCGAATTGTGCATCAACGTCGTGTCGTTTGCGCCACTGTTTATATTAAATGTCCACGTTCCCGTGCCTGCCCCGATACTGAATACACAGTTTTGAATTTTGTTAAAATCGCCCCGTCCATTGTGGGTAAAAAATTCTCCGTTTGACCCTGTTAGACCCCTAATATCAATGTTGCTGAAGATGTTACGGCTAGACTGAACACCTGCCGTGTCTGGCTCAATTTCAATACAGGCTTTATCTGAATAGTTTATGCGGATCGTCCCGCCAGTAAACACGTTATCATCAGAGGAATCATTCGTGGCATAGCCCTGCCTTACGCCGTAGATGTTGTTGTTAGAGCAGGTATTATATCGCCCGCCATGGATATACACACCAGAAGTCGTTGGAGAAGATGCGCTTGGAGTCCCCGTGGGATGGTAAACTATACAATTTGAAATTGTGTTATAATTTGCCGTTTCACTACTACTTGTTCCAGAAATTTGAACGCCAGCACGACCATTGTTTACAAAAGTAGCACCAGTAATAGTATTCCAATTTGATGTTTCTCTAATTTTAATTCCATCATAGGAATTGTCGTAGTAATATCCACCAATAACCTGATTATAATTAGAATCGCCAGTTAATCTTAATCCCTCACCTAATGATGATACGGTGGGGAAAGTTCCTGTTCTTAACGCATTAGATACCCAGAGATTTTCAAATATGGAGTAAGTGACTTTCTCCATATAAACAGTATTAAAGGCTACAGTCTGGTTAGCCTTGTTACCATCGACTCTCAGATTTTTTAGGATAATTTGGGTATTCCCGCCCACCGCGTCGTCATTTTCAATAACATTATCGTTGAGCGCGGTTGCCGCCACGATATAAGTTGCATACCCCTCGCCCTCCAAAGTTACGTTTGATGGCACAGTAATTGGTGCGGATACGGTATAAGTACCAGCTGGAATGAACACCGTTCCCCCACCGGCCGGTAAATCGTCAATGGCCGCCTGAATACCTGCACCGCTTGTTGCAAATAAAACGCCATCAACAACTCTTACGTTGTTGATTTTGGAAACAGTTAAATTATTATTAGTCTTGTCCCAGGTAAAATTCGCGTCCCCACCAAAATCTCCACCATCGTTAAATTGAACCTCGGTGTCCGAACCGCCAGGCGTACCGCCGCCACCCGCAAAAGTAATATCAACCTCCTTAGTTGTATCGTTATCCGCTTTGGTAATGCTCCCCTTTAAGTTAATGTCCGCATATTTTAAGGACATTACCGAGCTATTTATGCTTATCTTTTGATTCGGGCTTCCGCCACCGATATTATTTATTCGAGTCAAAAACTCTTTGCGCAAATCTTCCATTCGTTTAGCCAGTAGTGCAATATTATCATCTAAATCGTTTTTTAAAGACTTGTCTTTTCTTATTTTATCAACAGACTGGGTAAGCTCGTTGACCGTATCGTTAGCCGACAAGTTAAAATCAAAAAGTTGTGTTAGCTTGTCTTTAATTCCGTTTAATTCAGTACTTTTATTAGACTCTAAAACCGCTAACTCTTTTTTTAACACCTCTACATTAGAAGCGATGGCTAAGATTTGATCTTTAGCCTCTTGCTTTGTAGAAGCCATGAGCTTCTCTATTTGGCTATTTTCATCACTTATAAGTCCGGCGACCCCTTTAATCTTTTGATCTAAGTCAGCCTCCAGATTAACCATCGCTTCTCTAATAGGTTTTAAGTCAATCTTATTCTTAAACTTCTCTAACTGAATGTTTACATCCTCTAGAGTCTGAGCTTGCACTTTTTCTTTCAGTGCATTTTTAAGTCGTTCTACTTCTGAATCAAATTGAGCAAAATCCGCTGATAACTTATCAGGTGAAAGAGCTTTTAAAATTTTAAGCAGTTTAGACTTGTTCGCCATCGTCCTCAGTTAATACATCTTGTATGCTTTCTTTAATTCCGCCAATCTCCTGCTTAATCGTTTCTTGTATGGTTTTGTTAAGCATCTCCATTTTAGCGTCCATCTCGGTTCTTAGGGTTTCAAGCTCCTGATTTGGTTTTGTGGGCTGTTCCTCGACTTCTGGGGCTTCCTCTTGTTGTGGGGCAGATTCTTGGCCCTGTGGGGCTGTTTCAGGCTCGGTTTCCTCAGCTTTCGGCATCATATTCTCCGATAGCTTGGTAATGAAAGCTAAGGAGGCAGCGGCTTCGTCTGGTGTCAATTCTTGCGGATTTTGTTGGTCCATGGTAGTATTGTAATCAATTAACTATTTTTATGGCGTTTATCTTGTGGCTTATTCTCTTATTCATATTACCACCCCTAGCGATTGTAATAGGGATAGGGTATCTTTTTATGCTATTTTTAGCCGGAGCTAACAGCAAAACTTAATTTAGTATTTCCTTTAGTATCTTCTCTAACGCCTTTTGGCGTACGGCAGAAGTTTGGCCCGCAAATTCTTTAACCTTTTCCAACGCATAGCTTCCCACACCGGAGGCTTTTTCTATACCCTGTTTTACCTGGGCCTGAAATCCAGTTTTAGGTGCGACATCGTAATACTTCTCGAGAATATTATAAAAGTCTTGTAAGGTTTCAATGCTTAATCTGGTTTTGCCTGATACTTTAGTTGCGTTGTCCATAGCGTTTAAAACCGCCTTAATCTGTGGATTTGATTGAGCTAAACTGGTTAATCTCCGCGCCAATAACCCAGCAGACATTTCCATTACATCTGTTTCCTCACCAGCCACTTTTAACAACTTTCTCATTTCCTTTAAAGGTCCTATCACTTTACGATATTGGTTGCTAAGATTTTTATACCCTGTATTTTTAGATTCTAAAACATCAGATAGCCCGCGCCTAATAGCCTCATAAGCCTTTTCTTGTGTCGCCGTTAAATTTAATTTAGCTCGTTTTTTTCCACCTAATGATTCAAATAGTTCTTGTCTTAACAAGTGTTTATTCTTACCTTGCCCCCATTTTGTTGCACTATTAAAAATGCTTTGAATAGCACTTCTATCAGCCTTTGTTTCAAGTGTCGCAAGAACAGTATTTTTAAAGTTTAAAAATCCATCATTACTAATTGTTAATCCCTCTAATCCAGGGACTTCTTTTAGTTGTTTAAAAACAACAGGGGTCAACTCTTCTCTAGTGACAACACCTAGATCTTCTGCAACTTCACCTAATTTAGCACCAACTTGTGTTCTAACCTTTTCTAATTCCTGCAAACGAGAAACAATGGGCCGCCCCACGACCTCAATGGGGTTAGTCTGTGTTTTTCCCTCAGCAAAATCTTTAGTTACTTGTGCTAGTTGCCTTAATGGTTTACTTTGGCTTTTATCAAGTGTGTATAGTTTTTTAACATCTGCAACATCAACACCATCTTGTGCGGCTTCTTTTGCAACCCTTGATGGTAATTGATTAATTGTATCTCTGACCGCTTGTTTTTCCGCGACGTTAGTGGCAATTCGATTAGGCAATCTTTTAGCCTCATCAACAACCATCCCGACTGTATTCTTTGTGGCGGTTAAGGCGGGTTTGATATTCTGTATTCCTCTATTAACGGTATTAGTAGCGTCTGTAATAGTATTTCTTGCGCTAGTGGCAACATTGTTGACTGCCGTTGGAATTTTTGCAACCTGCCCAGTCAATACTTTAGAGCCGCTTAATGTTCCAGCAATACCACTTAAATTAGCAACATCCTCAGCCCGTCTGCTAGTAAACTCACCAGCCTTAGTTGTTGAGAATTTCTGAACTCTTGGATCGTTGCTGATAAACTCAGAGGCAGTATCAATAGCGCGACCAATGGTAGGTTTAACCACAGGCTCTAATGCGGCAGTAATTGGCGATAAACCAGCCTCGATTGCACCCATTCCAAACTTCATGCCTTTAGAAATAGGGTTTTGCTTTTTGTCTGCCTCCGCTTCTTTAATCTTGTTTATCCCCGCACTAAAGTTTTGTTTTGTACGCTCAATAAACCCAGGCTTTTTTACCTGCTCAAATTGCTGGACACCTGCCGTGCCATAACGCTTTTTAAATTCTTCGGGTGATATTGTTCTCATGGGTACATTAATCCTAATGGTGCTAATTCTTCAAACTCTTTATAACTACCATCGCTATTCCTGTATACAAACGAACCATCTGGCATCATCTGAATACCGACATCCGCAGGGTTGCCGCCCTTTAAGACGTAATCAAGCTGGGCAAAGTTATTAATCCGATCCAGCTCGCGTTTAAAGGTAGCAGGGTCAACCGAGTATCCTGTGACATTACCACTCTTGTCTTTAATGGCCCAAGTGTTTAATTTGGAGGCTGCGGCCTCAAGCAGTTTCAATTCACCCTCGGATAATGCGCCAAACGTAGCACCTTGCGCTTTGGCGTTTATCAAGCTGTCCATTGTAAGTTGACTGGTAATCTGCTGAACGTTAGCCAAGAAGTTATTTTTAGAAGCCTGACCTCTTACTGTGAATCTGTTTAATCTTGTTGCACCTACCGCGCTGTTAAGTGTCGAGTCGCTGAGTACATTCTGAATCTGATCAATATTGGATTTTACCTGCGCTATCTGCAACGGGCCAGCCTGTGAACCTGAACCGCCAATGTTACTGATAACCTCCCCGGTTTGCGAATCAATCAATACTTTATTTCCGGCCTTATCCTCAACAACTTGAGTATCGCGTTTATCTGCTTTGGAAGCGTTATAACGAGATACAGCTAAATTACCGCGACTAACATCTAACTGCTGTTGGCTCAAATTCAGTTGTTCTAAGTCCATAGACCTGTCCCACTGTCGTTCCTCTTCGTCTTTGGTAAGTCCTAATGGCGTAACCATGCCACCCTGTTCTGCCTCTTGCAAGCTCATGCCGGTACGTTGCATAAAGTCATCTGGGTCGGTAAAGGCGTATCCGGTCTGGGTGTCCTCAATTTGCCCACCGGCATTTACGAATCGGCTGAATATATTGTAGTTGGCGTAATTTTCTAATCTCTTCTGTTCCTGTTGTTGAGTAACCACCGCTTGTAAACCGCCCTCGCCCAAGCCCAAAGTTTTCTCAACCAGCGAAACATAATAAGGGTCGCCGCCTGTTTGGGCCAGTAATCCGTCAAAGCCAATCTGCTCAACCATAAACCGGTATTGGTCAGTAGCTTTTTGCTGCATATTGTCCCGATACTGAATAATCTGTGCGTCTAAATTCATCTTCTGATTAATTGCTTGCAAAGCGTAATCCCTGTCCTGTGCTGAAAGACCTATCATGGTGTTGATGGTTTCCATCGCCATCTGTTTGGTGTCCAAAAGATTCTGGTAATTCTTTACCAAAGTTTTGTTGCGGGCAACTTTCATCGACTGGATTTGGCTCTCACTAGCAAACCCACCAGCCTTAGTGACCTCGGTCCGCAAATCCTGTTCAGTACCCTCCAAGACATTCTTGGCGTTTAAAAGGTCCATGTTTATCTGCTCAATCCCGGCCTGCTTTACCATGCTCTGATACTCCTGAGCCAGGGATTGTCGTTGGGTGACCACGTCATTGAACATCTTTTGGTTTTCAAGAAGCTGCTGGTATCCGGGGTCTTCGGCTAATTGAAGGTCAACCGGTTGATTTGAAAACGCTGATTTAGGAGTGTATTTATCAACCATCGCCTTAGCTGCGGCGGCGTCTTGCGGTGGCTTCACGCCAGCAGCTTTAGCCGCAGTTAAGCCCTGCTGCAAATTAGTGACCTTCTGCACGTTTGAAAAATCCTTAGCTCCGCCCTGTGCCAAGTAAGCGGCCATATCTAACCCCTCGCCTTTAGAGTTGAAAACGGTTTCCGGGGAAAATCCCTGTACTGGAGTTTCAGGCTTGTAAAAAGTAGGCGCGCCTGGTTGAGTTGAGGCTTGCGTTGTCTGCGGGCTGGGCTGTGAGGTGTTTACCTGACTGTACTGGCTGAAATTAATCGCGCCCGTAGGAGCTGCGCCTAAAGTCCCAACCTTATTCCAATCCCCGCCGCTGCTTAAAAATTGCTGCTCGTTTTCAAAAGCGACATTCTGGCCCGTATCTGTCGTGCCGTAGACTGTCGGGGAGTCCTTAGTTTTTCCGTAAGATGTGTATGCCATTTAGTTTGAGCCAAAAATTAATATCTTTGAACCTGCGCCCAAAGTTTCACCACCCGATGCTAATATGGTTATCGAGGTTATCTGTTCGGTGACATTTCCCCACAAGCCGCTGATGGTTAAAATGTGTCCGGTTGCAGTTGACGCGTCTGTTATCGAATCCGCTATGCCGTCAAATCTCTTAGTCGTGGTTTCTGGGTTATAAATGTCGAATGAAATGAATCTGTCTAAGGCTGTGCTAGAGTTGTCTGTCCTGAATGACGTAATCCCGGCATCCCTTGAAATTGCGCTGCCATCTTCTGTTGAATAAGTGTTGTAATTTGAGCCTGTATCGCCGTTGAATCTGCCACTTATAGCCGCTATACCGGACATCCCCGTAACGAACACCAGCATTTTAAGGTATGTTTTAGGCGTTACGGTTGCGGTCATGCTAGTAGCACTTCCAGCTAAAGTTTCCTCGCCCACTAAAGACCATACCTGGCTCTCGTCAACGTACTTCTTGTTGACCACCTGCAAATCATCGGTGGGTGTGTCGGTAACTTTGCGCCACATAAAGCCCCGATTCTTTAGAATATCTTGGACTTCATCCTCTATCAGCTTTTTAATCTCATCCTCATTTTCCAGCGCCGTCATAGTCAACCTCCACTTTCTTAATCGTAAAATTAGAAGTCCCTAAGTTGGTAATCCTGATGCCGATGGCGTAAGTTGGCGCTGGCGCGGGCGTGTACCAGGCGTAATCATTGCCTGCCGCTATTGTTGAGCTATTCCCTACCTCAAACAATTTAGACGCCCCTATGATCGAGCTGTTGTTTGACCCTACCAAATCAATCTTAAACGCGTTATTAGCTACCCACGGTTCGGCATAAACCCGGACTTGCGAGGGCTTTACCTTTTTTGAAAATATCTGGGTTTGAGTTTCATATACACCGTTAATCGGCGTACCCGTGCCAAACGGCGTTGTTAAGAATCTATAGGTCGTATAGGCGGTTGAACTGTCGCCAAAATCAGATACCGAAAAATATATCTTGCCCACGTTGGCGATGTTGCCGGGGTAATTAGCTTCCTCATAGGTATACAGGAGGTTGGTTACAGGGACTACCACCGGTACTGAAAACGTATCCTCGCTAGTGCCGGTTGCGCGCGGCGGTTGCCTGAATAGTCTAAATAACCCGTTTGGCATCTCAACATCATATTGCCCGTAAACCATGCCGCTGGCCTGCAGGTGCGCTACCGAGCTTACATATTCAGGTGTGACGAACCCTAATAAGTTGCTGTTTGAGTAGGTTGCGTGAAAGTTAGGGGTACTGGCCTTATCAAGCGTTACGATTTTTTGATTGCTCTGGTAAATGGCGCAGCCGCCTAAATCACTGCCCAAAGTGTAGTTGTTAGGGCCGAAGATTGCGTTGGCGGTTAAAGAGTATCCTGGGAAGTTCTCGCTAGCGGTGTACCCCTCATCCGTGCCGTTCCAAAAGAATTTAAACGAGTCTGATTGGGAGGAATTGTTGGTCGTTACGTTGGTGGTAAAAAGCGGCGGGCTGTTATTCCGGCTGACTGTGATTTGCAGATAGTTCCCGTCCTGTGTGACGTCCAAATCGCGGACATAAGTACCGGCGGGAAAACTTGGGTCTAGTTTGGCGTAGCTGGTGACGGTTTCAGTCGAGTCTATCTCTATAAGATTGTTCCCGTTCCCAAAATACATCTTGCCCAAAAACTGTGCCGAGGGGCGGGGGACATTGAACATCACCGAGGATTGAGTGGTTGCAATACTTGCCTCACCCGCGCCGGTAAAGTTGACTTTAGTAACCCCAAAGTCTGTACCGACAAAAATCTTCTCGGTAGTACCGTAAAATTGCATTGAGCCGCCATAATTCATTGCTAGCGTAGATGAGGTCGGCTGCTGTGATAATGTGCTTAAAATTGATGGAGAATCTAAATTAGGGTTTGGACTGCCTAAGCTGTTTACCTGTATTTTCCGCAATTTCATGTCGTTGGTGACGGTATAAACGTAGGTCGTACCCGTTTCGCTCCTGACACGCGCCGCCGCCATTGCCCCGCCGACAATGTCACTGATGATAGAGGTTGGCTGTTCAAACCACGTCAAATCACCTGGCTTTGTAAACGGATTGTATCCAAACGAAGTGTCGTACTTGGCAAAGCCAGAGTTAATATCCCCGCTTTCAACGCGGGTTAGCGGCCCTCGGAAATTGTCTACTACTAAAGTAGCCATTAGTATTGCCACCCCGCGTCTTGAATGATAGTCGGTTGTATCGGCTGCTGCGAACCCCGCCCAAAAGTGCTGACATACTGCTTAACCCGCTCATCGTATTTCATGTTCATTCTCTCGGCTGCCGCCATATTATCCGCGCCATTTAATGAGAATAGATAGTTGGCCGCCACTCGATATCCTAAAATCGCGGCATCAATCTCCTCCGGGTATTGGACGGTATTTGAAACCGCCGTAAAAACCGACGGTTTGGCGTAGTAAAAAATATTCATCAGCGCAGTTAAGTTGTGCGCTGCGGTTGGGGTCGGGAAAATCTCAAACTTATTCCCCCGATCATCAAATTTAGGTGCGGCAGGGTCGGCATTAGTTCTGAGCCAGCCAAAAGACGTCTTGTTCGGGAGGTTAGAAACGTCAACCTGCTCCGCAACAACATATCCTTGCGTATTGTTTGACTGGTAATTGACTTCAATAGTCTTTAAAGCCAAAATCGAGGCCGGTCTGGTTGGATAGTTATACACCCCCTGATTGACAACGCCTAAAATCGACGCTTCCTGAACTTGCGAGGCGTCTATCCCTTTTTCAATTAATCTCCGGTGAAAATCCTGATTTGCCTCATTGGCAAAAACCAATCCGTCTTCATCGCGGAGGCCGTTGGAATCCGTTTGAGCCGCGCTTCTGGCAAATGCAAGTACTGAGCTTACTATCATAGTAATTTGATTATCCTAGCCCTCGTCTTTTTAAGGACAAGGGTTAAGGAAGCAAACTAAGCTAGTTGCTAATAGCTGATTCCAAACGGATGATTCTCACATTTCCTACCGTATCTTCAAACCTCGTGACACCCAGAGTAACTTTGCCGCCAATGGAGGAGAACAAGTTAAGCGGGTTATTTGAGTCAGGAGTTGTAGTTAGAATAGGAGTTGGTTGCTGGAAGTAACCCCAACCGAACGACTTGTCGCCCAACACAGTTGTTGGAAAGACAGCAACGGTAGAGTTAAAGTAGCTCTGAAAAGCGGTTCTGAGGTATCTAATGCCTCGGAAATCGCCCAAAGCGCCAGCTCTAAGGTCATCAACGGATGTATATCGTCCAACATCGCTAAATGCGCCAGTTGCGGTATTTGACATCAAATCGCCCTCAACCTGCGGATGAACGACAGCTACATAGTAGCGGCCTTCAAACGGCTTAAGACCGGCAGCGTTTGAGCTGGCCAGGTACTTATAAGCGCGCTGCATATCAGATTGAGTCAAAAGATCGCCCGCGGCCAAAGTCGCGCGGCTTGTTTTGCCACCGGCGTAGATAACGCCGTTTGTGCCTGAGTTGACTACACCTTGAATAACCAAATCAACTAAGCGAGCCAAAGAATCGCGGACTGCTTCTGAGGCCGCGTCAATAACTTCGATAGCGCTGCTGTGAACCAAAAGATCGGAAACTTGAACCAAAATTCCATACTGAGCCGGACCAGATGAGTAAGCGGTAGCACCCCATGTGACGGAAGTCGGGTTAGTACCTTCTGAGGTGAATGCGGCCACACCTTCTGTGCTGCTGACTGGAAAGCCAGGAGCGGTAGCGGCGGCACCACCTTGAATTGAGGCACCTGCACCCCAGACAGAACCGACACCGGCTGCACCTGCCGGACCACCTGTGGTAGTCATGGAGGTGTTAATCTTTACCGGGAGCTGGTTTGTTTGTGGGAACAGGATGCGGTCGTACCCTTTAGGGGCATCGCGCTTAACTCCCAAACGTGCGTATTGGAGCTGAGGCTCTAAAACCTTGATTCGCTCATTGATATAAGCGGTCAACAGCTCGGAGGTGTTGTTTGACGAGCCACCCCACGTGCTATTTCTAATTGTTACTGCCATTTATTGCTTTCTGCTAATTCAGAGCTATATCGCCGCGTTTTTCTGCTTCTACCAGTTGCGCCCTTTTCTCGTCTTGGGACATATCTGATACTGGCTTATCTCCGGATTTTAAATTAATCGGAGCTGAACCGCCTGCCGGTGAATCTTTTGGCATTGGCGGTGCTGGAGGAGGGGTGTATTTCCCTTCCTTAGCCATTACAAGCATTGTTGCCTCTTCAATATCTAAACCCAAAGCTGTTTTTTCCCTAATTTGTTCTTGGTAATCACTGGCTCCGGGGTATTTTGAGGATGCAACATTGAAGCCTTTGAAAAATTCTAAATCTTTCGTGGCTGCGGCAGCCTCTTTTTCGGCCTTTTCACGGGCCTTAGATTCTTTGGCTGCCAGTTCTTTAGCGGCATCTCGTTCTGAAAGAGCTTTATTTATGCGCTGATCCATTGTTGGCTTTTGTCGGCTTCATCAGCCTCAAGGTCCAATAGTTCAGCGTCATTATTAGTTTCGTCCATAAATTCTGCCTATACATCAACTTGGGCGGCGAACTCCAAGCGAGATTAGTTGTTAAAGACTGCAGGTCTTGCAGCCCATACATCAAACCAATGAGGGGACTAACCTATTGGCGAGATTAAGCTTTAAAACGCTCTTCGTGAGCTTGTAAACAGGTATAGTTATCGCAAACCGCAATCAATTTATCCCAATTATTCGGATTCCTCATAATAGTCATTGTTGACTTGTAAATGACTTCCTCTGGGTCTTTAGTTTCGGGACAATATGAGCACCGGATAAAATCATAGTGCGGATGCTTGCCGTCATTGGGGCAAAGTTTATATTGCTCTACTGATGGCAAGTTTTGATTCAACACCCCGTGAAATTCACATACTCCCCCTGTGACGCGGGGGTACATGGTTGTTACAACACCGGGCTGTGCGGTTTGTCGTTCAAATGCTGGATTTGACATTCATTTTTTTCCTGACATTTACCAGCTCCAGCTTATAAATATCCGCTAGCGCTGCTGTGAACCAAAAGATCGGAAACTTGAACCAAAATTCCATACTGAGCCGGACCAGATGAGTAAGCGGTAGCACCCCATGTGACGGAAGTCGGGTTAGTACCTTCTGAGGTGAA